TCCAATATCTAGTTTCGACCATTGGAGCATCATGTAGTGCCTCCCTGTTATATAGGTGGGTACACCATTATTCATAAACCACACCCCATTATTTCTACGCTCAAATTCTTGTTGGATATATGGGAGGTATCTATTCCTAAACTCTTTAGGCATTTCCAACCATTCGTCCATCGATCTTATTCGAGACATTTCTTGAGGCATAGATATTCTCCTCCAACACTGATCCTCTTTAGGAAGGTCGGAAAATAAAATAGTTCCCATATTGGGAACTTTAGGGAGTTGTATATATAGACCGGCAAGTTCTATGATGTCGCCTTCGCTATCGTTTGCACAGATATTAATTACGGAATCATCATATCCTTTAACCTCTTTTAATCCAGCCATTACTCTACTAGCATTCTATCAATTTTGTCCGGGTCAAATTTACGGACACGAAGCAACCGCTCCTTTTCTAATTGCCTTGCCTTTGCGTATTCCTCCGGTGTACTGTCTTGACCGAGTTCGGTAAACATCTTTGCATTACGGCGTAACACACAGTCGATTACTTTTTTTGCGATCGGGTCTGTAATATAACTCATGATATAAAGTTATTTAATTAAATACTTACTACCTCCATCCCAAGGAATCCATGGAATGTCTATTCTTTTTCCTTCCCAACTTTTGAAATACTCTTCGTTGTCTACTCCGAATATTTTTTTTTGGTATATGATCAGATGGTTAGGTGCCGGGTTGTTTTGCAAAAATTGTTGCCTAACATCTAGGGGACACTCGGACAATGCCCAAGTAGAAACAAACAAGGTGTTTTCCACTCGGTTTCTTGGAAGCGAGTAATTCGATGTGCATCTTACATTAAAGCCTTCTAGATTAAATCTTTGAACACGAGAAATCTCTGGAAGGTCATAAATAATGTAGTCGCCCGTATATCCCATTTCTAAAACAAAACGAGCAAAATCCCCGGCACCACCACCCAACTCAATGATTCTATCGAAATCATTGATTCTTTTGTGAGTGTTTACCTCATAGGTATTGTAATGATGAAAGCTCTTAAGAGCATGTTTTGAAAATCGATATCCGTCTACTAAAACGGAATCTTCAAAGAAAAGTGTAGAGTTCGATCCAAATCCATTGCGACTATTACCATATCCCTTTTTGCCTTGGGTCATGGCGTAGTACCAATCGTAATCTTTATTTTTAAAATTACGAGCGTGATCAGTATACTCCTTATACTCCTTGACCTCAAATAGAGGTATCTGCCGAATAGTGCTGTCTAAACGGAATGAGTTTAAGGAAACCTCTCCTATCTTTTTTCTTTGTTCATCCCAGAAACTACTCATATCGTTTGAGTTTCTTCTTTAATTCTTTTATGTGTAAATATTCTCTCCTAATAATATAGGAAGACATTATTACTACAAGTACTAGGCTAATCATTTTCTATCCCGTATTCTTCGAGGTCTCTATTACACAATTCAATTATTGACTTCATTATCTCCTTTTCCTGTTAAGTAAATAAAAAATACTGCCAAGAGATAAGTCAGTATTATTACTATCCATTTAAATTCTATCATTTCTCTTTGGTGTTAAAGGTTAATAACGCCAATAATCTGTTATACTGGCAAAAGTTAGTTTTATATGTTGTTGCGTATGATTTGATGTTTTTTCCCTTCATTATATGCCTTAACATCCTTTAATGGTGGGAATTCGCATCATCTCATTTGATTTATTGCGTATCGCGATTTGAGATATTTTACACTTTGTCACACTATTACCTTACTTATGTGACAACATTGTAAGGTTATACCCTTACTTGCAAATCACGAATCTTCTCTATGTTCTTCTATAACCCATTTGAGTTGAGCCAACTCTTCCGTAGTTAAAGTGTTAATCATCTCTACTCTTTTTTGAAGAGCTGAAAACAATTCACTCGTCTCTGGATCAGAGTCAACTTTGTCCAATGGTTTCTTTATCATGAACTCGATCTTCTTTTCGAGGTTGTTCATGAGCTTCTTCACATCATGCTTGTAGAGGGTAGTCCCCTTGAAATCATCCATAGCATCGAGGGATGCCTGGTAAAGTACGAGCAGTTTTACTGCATCTTGAAATACTTGGTACTTTGTCTTCACTGACATAGGATTTAATTTAATTGGTTAACATTCATTCGCACAAGCCTCTATACAAGCATCGCAGCAATCGCACAATGTCTCGATGTCTTGCTCGTGTTTTTCTCTATATGGGCAGGTGTGCTTGTAGTCTAAAGAACCACAACTACACATCCCCGTTGTTATCTTGTAAGTCATAATCGTCCCAATATAAGAAGATGTATCGAGGGTCTCTATTTAGAAAACCTTTCTGCGAATCCTCCTCCGTAATCTTTTTCTTCCGAGATTTCTCCACTGCTTTTTAAATCTTTTACCATTTGCTCTAGGCGTTGTCTTTCTATGATCAGTTCCTTACAATCCACCGCCGTTTGCTTTATAGATTGTAATTCGGCTTTTCTTTGTGTACCACCAATCTCTGGATCAATTGGTTTTCTGATCTCACCAATCATATTCTCTATAGCCACCTCCATGCTCTTCATGAGTTTTTCGGAAGCCCCGATCGTTGTAAATTCCTTTTTAGCCATATACCAATTCTAGATCAGACATACGCATCCTCCAATATGGTGTACCATCGATTTGGATTTCGTAGTCCGAGTGCTTTGAGAATCGTACCCGATCTCCCTTACGCAAACCATTCTCCACCATCTCACTAGTCAAGAATGTCACAATGCCTTCGGAAGCAAGTTCCTCCTCAAAACTTACAATCTCTAAAATATCGCTCTTCAACTTTTTCTCCGGGCGTATTGGCTCTAGGAGTACCCAATTAGATAATGGATGTATTTTTCCCTCCTTATCCTTGTAGGCGAATGCCTGGGAATTAATAGAATCGCTAGGATGATATCTAACTTCGTAGACATCATCGCCATCAAAAACCGCTATACGCTGTGTTTTATCCACCACAACATGGTGATGGAAGTAGATAGTATCTCCCTTTTCAAATGGGCAGTCATACTTAATAGGAGTGCCTAGAACTTCGCCCTCCATAACCCTATGAGCAAACTCATCGAACTTTGTCTCTAGATATAGTTCCTCATCATTTACTTTGATTGTATCCTTGAAACGCTTGGGTATACGCACAAGGATAGACTTCATCATTTTCACTAGAAATTCAAATTATATTCAACTACGACGGGGAGACCTTCTATGTTCTTCCATAACATAACCCCCTCATCTCCTGTTAAATATATTAAATATCTTCGAATATTATATCTTATTAAATATTTTTCATCAACAACGATACTGCTGATGACCATCTTCCCAACCTTCATACCTACATAGTAAGCCATAGCATCCTTGGGATTGATGCCCACGATAATCTTTCTGATCATACAATTTAATTTAGTTTATTGATCCACCAATCAATAGTTCCCTCCTCGGGCTTATTATCTTCAATTTCCTGGCATATCATCCCGTCCAAAAAGTCGAGACCAGTGATCAGCACCTCATCCGTTGGTGCTTGGGCATCATATATTGCTTCAACACGATTTGTTGTCTCATCGTACAACCCCGCCATCGCAATAAATACCACATCGTCATCGAGCTCAAGTTCCTCCGCAACTGCCCTCAATGTGCCTAGCACATCGTTACACAGTAGTAAAAATTCTTCTCTCCGACTTTGATGGTCGTCCATTTTCCCGTAGATTTAGTACCTGAAGCAAATATAACTTATATATGAATAGAAGTGTTGAGGTAGCCATCGATTGGAAGCTCTATAATGAAGAATACGGACTCACTAATTCCAGGGAGCGTAAGAATGTAATCTATAAATATGCATACATAAATGCATGTAAGCCGTTCTTCGGTTGCTCGGAATTGGGAAGAATCACCGGCTATAACCACGCCACCATACTTCATGCGTGGAGGGTACACGATACCAACCTATTGTTCTCACCCGACAGTGAGTTCTACTCGGAGGTTTATGAGATCAGCAAGAATAGACTCGACTCTGCTATTGGGGAAAAGGTTGACCCCCTTTTCTTTTTAAGCAAACGAGACCTGATCTCAATCATAAGAAAGATAGAATCGACAATGTCGTTAATACCGATAAACAACCTAGAACCGCAAATCACATTTAGCCATGCCGAAGAGCCATGTAGCACCAACGAAGCAGTTCCGGGAGTTTAGCAAACAACCCGAGCGGTACATAAAACAAAACCACCTCAAAAACATCTCGAAGGTTTACAGGGGGTTTAAGGAGCAGTACGATATCTCTAGACCAGAGATCGAGTTTATGCTCTTTATCTACGACCTCGAATTCTTCACCATCGATTGGGTATGCGATCAGTACGGGCAATCTAAAAAACAACTGCCCGGAAAAATACTCTACCCCCTCCTCAAAAGAGAATACATATACAAACATTTCGATAAGCTCACCCCAAAGAAGGATGTCCTTGGGCAAATGTTTAGATCAGAAACTAAATATAATTATCGTGTGCGCTATGCCCTCGCTCAAAAAGGAAGGCTCATGGTACAACGATTCTATAACGAACTATGACATCCCTAGAAATACCACAGTCCCTAAAAGACTTTTGTTGGGACATCCTCAAAGAAAACAACCTCGGAGAAAGACATTCTTTCAATGGGAGCAAAGAAGAGCAGTACATTGGTCTATTAGGAGAATATATGACCGCTCTGATCCTACAACTCCCAGTCGAATTTAAACCCGGGTTTGACGGGGGTTACGACCTTCTATATAATGGGTACAAGATCGATGTCAAAACAATGGGGAGGACAGTAGACCCCAAACCTCATTATGTAAACAACTTCGTAGGATACCAAGAGAATCTAGAATCCGACCTCTTAATCTTTTGCTCTATAAATAAAAAGACCAGCGTGTATACACTATGTGGTTGGATATTTAAAACCGAATTCCTAGAAGTAGCCGATTACTTCCCCAAAGGAGAAAAAAGAAAAAGGGATGATGGATCAGTACTCACTACCCAAGCTCCCCTTTACGAAATCAAGAACTCTCAATTAAGAACAGTTCATACAAACAAGATCAAGTCTCCTGACTCGACATCGTCCCAGAAGTCACAATAACATTGACCCCCTTCTTGAGCACAGTCGCACATAATTCCCCCATTAAAAATTAGACATAATATCCCCTAATACAACTTCCTATACCAGGGTGCAATCTACATACTTGGTTTTGCGGTGGCTCTCCAAAGCCAACCGCCATGCTAGTATGCTTGAAGCATTTCAAAGTTACAACTTTTTTTTGATATAATCAAGTACCAATCGAGACAAAATATTTCTTGTCTGGCTTAACTGCCCCAACCAAATTCCAGCGATCAGAAGACGATCCGAATATTAATTAGAGTCCTAAAGATCGGGGGGATTATACGCTATATGATGACGAGCGCGAGTGAGAACCGAAACGATAATCCAAACCCACCCCCTCGATGCTCCGCTCCGAATCTCAAAAACTTTTGGCGTTTTACCTACTAATGCGTTGTGGATCAGGCGTTTCTACCTCATCACCTATACCACTTGTTGAACTATAAGACCGCATCATGTTGAAACCTAGTACATTGCGAATCTAGGGCGCGTACCCCTAGCAAGTTGACAATCACACCCCCCTCCCTTTTGGTATTGAGAATATATCTAACTAGGTATCACACGCTTACCCCCTTGTGTGTAAACTATCGCTTCGCATACCAGGGTTCAATGCGTTGATTCATAGCTCGTTAAATTAAATCAAATCCTCTTGGGGAAAATGTCGGTGCGCCTATATGAATTTTATCCTATGTGTGCTATCTTAATGGTGTACCAATCGGTGCAACGCTCTTTGACATGTGGGCATTTTTCTAACCATCCATGAGGGGTTCTCCTTCATGGGCAAATCTTTATTTTATTATGAGACATTTCAATTTGTCATCGATGATTAATTCATCACTCGAAACCTACCAATATGTGGTAGCGGAAATTTCAAAAGAGATTGTGAAAGCAAAGCCACTTTCGGCGAAAGGATTCAACACGATTGAAGACTTGATTAGTGGAGAATTCGATGAAGCATTCTATGTTGATTTGAACATCCTAACGGAAGCCGAAGAGTTGCTTGATGTGTTCCTGGGTTGCGCTAAAGAACTCGATGATGAACAAATCATCGGAGCCATTAACGACAACCTAACCATGTTTTGCGAACTCGGAGAAAAAGACAACTACATGATACGGATATTGAAGAGGCTAGAACATCGTATGCGCCATAACGGACTATTGGACATCGAGCGGTCTCCTACACAAATCAACTATGGTATCCACCCATTGGATGCGAAAGAGTTGAGGGAAGGAGGATTGGAGCATGATGAACTACATGATATCGAACTATTCAAATCTTTGATTCGAGCGGTTGATTTAGGCAAGAGTATCCATGACCAAGAAGCCATGTATAATGCGCTTCCTTTGAAGAGTAAATTTGATGCTCTAGGCATACGAGTTGAGTTCGATTGTGATACGATGGAATTAGCCAATATTCAACTAGGTAAAGAACTCAAAGAAGGCATGTCGCTATGATGTGTGTAGTTCTGATCCTAATCCTTGCGCCCTTACTTCTTGAAGTAGGCGAGGTAGTACGAATCTTTAAAAGAAAGTAATCATGACAACGGAAGAAAAGAATCAAATGTGGAGATACATTATGGTAAACCTCGATGAGGTACTCGAAGATATCCTTCATGAGAAAGCCATAAGGTACATGGATGACCTTGATGAAATCATCAAAGACAAACATCGAGTCAACGGAGTATACGAATGCAACTTGAGTCTAGATGAGTTCTTAAGTGAATACCATGAGATACTCACCAAATCTCAAATCAACGAAGGAGTCGCTATCCTTGATGCCTTCGGAGTTGTACGGAGACATTAGCAACTAACCCTCACCATCGGTGGGGGTTTTTTTATGCCCAAAAATGCGTGTCGAGATCTTGTTGGACATTTCCTTCAACCCCCATAAACACTAGGATATTTTATGAGCTTTGACCTCTGGGCGGTAAGGCGTGAGATTTACATGGGCGTACATTTCAAGATTATGAGCGGAGACATTTGTGTTGCATAATTAGATATAAGGTGCTATATTGGGGTATCGCTTCGGCGGTCGAGTTCTTTGACATGTGGGCAACTAAATCTAACCGCTCCTCCTAGGAGGGGCATAAATCTTTATTGTTATGAAAACGATTAATGAACTATTCACTTACTTGAAAGTAATGAATGCACAAGGCTTCAATGGTAAGAAATCAACCATGAAGATGATTGCAATCTTGAACGGCAAGAATGAAAATTTGAAGTCGGTATTGAAGGTTAAGATGATTGAAAGTGGTGCGGACAATTACACTGTACAATTCATGAATCACGACATTGCTAGACATATGGCTTCATTGGAGATAAAAGGGTTACTACCTAAACTACCTCCGAACACGCGAGGTCATTACGATACTAACTTCAAATCTTACAAGGATAGAGGTCTCATTACTTACAATCGAGAAGGTGTGAAAATCACGAAACTTGGTCTCCAATATTTGGATGAACCGAAGGAGTACAAGAGAGCAAGAAAGCAAGAACTCGCCATCCAAAAAGCACGGATGGAAGGTTTCAAAATCGGTCGTAGAAGAGAAAGTGAAGTAAGCACTTACAACGACAATTTTGTCTTCGGAAGATTGCTAGAACGAATGGTTGAATTGGAGAAAAAGTACAACCTATATTCTTGCGACATGGTGCATGACCAAGATGCACTCTTCGAGATTCAAAGTGAACTTTTGGATGTGATGATTGCGATGAATAATCGCCAAAATCGAATCGACCTTGTAAGAGAATTACCTTACTTATTTGCACGAGTTGGAGTACTCAAATAAGAGTTCGAAACTAGACCCTCATCGAGAAATCGATGGGGGTTTTTTTATGCCCATGTGTGCGCCTGATCGGTGGAAATTTGGCGAAATCGAGGCTGGGTTAGGAAGCCGTTGGGGGGTTTTTTAGAATCTCTTGGGCGGTTTTTTGCTTCGCTCTTAATCTTGAAATTGAGGCGTGATTCAACTCCCATTTTTCAACCTAGGCAATCGCCCCTGGAACTGTGGTTTTCCCACGATCACGAGCTTCAAAAAAATCCCCCTCCCAAACCCCCTGTATATTATATAAGAGAGAGAGAGAGAGAGAGAAAGAAAATATCCCACTATACAATAGCGTGAGCCGAAAAGAAATTCTAATCGGCTCATGTCCAACCACATTTAAGTTGAACCATTGCTTGAACTACCGGCGGCTAACGACCTGGAGACCAGGCGTTTTAGTCAACACTAAACATATATTTCACTGTGTACCGAATTGGTACACATATATATAGTGAGAGAGAGAGGGGCAAAAAAAGTTATCCTGGGTGTTGCACATTAAAAATATCCTAGTTACATTTATCGCACTAACTAAAATTTATTTGTCATGTGTAAATCATTATCGCCGATACCAGTCGGCACAGTTGTCAAGTTCAAGATTTGGGATACCGAGAAAGATGGTCAAGGGATCGGGATTATCTTGGAATACAAAATTAAACTAGGGTCGGAAGTAAAATACCGAGTTCACTTCAAGAGGTTTCCAGACCTTGTCTACCGAAATAGCGACCCATTCGAGTTGACCATTTCTCAAAGCGATATCAAGGAAGTCCTAGACACCGGAGCTCGTGTTTGTAGCGTAACCAACAAGCCTATGAATGATGGGTATGTATGGGACAATGGTGGCTTCTACTGTTGTGATGACAATGATGTCATGGTAGAAGAAATCAAACGAGAGATAGATGAGCATAGCGGTGGATGGAGCGATGCCGAAAAGAGCCGTGTGCTTGAGGCGGGAGATGCCGGTGATATCATCGCCGAATACTACGATGTGTTGGAGGAGAAAGGCTACGACTTCTACTACACCGATTGGGAATTAGATGAAGAGGTTCGTAATGGTGATGGATGGTTTGTACTAGAGGAAGGTAATGAGCAATGCATCTTTGACATCTTTAACTACTCACTAGTGAGAAAAGCCTTCGAGGAGATTGATTCTGATTTTAAAGGATACGATGATATGGGATTTGATGATGATGAACTTACCTCGGAGCGCATGGAGGAAATCTCCAATACCGAAGGAGCGGAAGATATCGAGTGTGAGCAATGCGGTCACATCAATACCCACGACACTGAAAAGTTTGGATTTTGTGTTTCATGTTTAGAGCATATAGTATGAGTAGAGAATATCGAGAAATAAGAACCGCTCACGCATATGTTGAGGCGGTTGTGAAAGTAAGGGTAAGAGGTCGTGTTGACCTAGACCTTTTTGAAGCCGAGGAGTTCTTCCACGACATGTTGAGCATCGGCGAGTACGAAGTAGTGGACTACGGCAACGAGTTCGTTGAGTTGACGGACGAGGATGTCGAAATTGATGAGTACTAGTATGACTGATCAAGAGCGTAAGGAATTGAAACGAGCATTGACCTATTTGGATGATGCTTGTTTCTTGTTTTCCATGAGAGAGAATACCCTCTACATCAAGAAGATGAGAGCGGTTCAAGAAGTGTTAATCAAATTAAGTAAGAAAGCGTATGGCGAGTAAAAACCTCACGCAAAAGATTCTAGAGTTCGTGAAGAACGAAGAGCCTGAACAACTAATTCAAATCCAATCATATGTTAGAGCGGTCAATGGCTCTAGCGTAACAAAGCTCAAGGGCTACTACTCCTCCAATATTTCCAGGCTCGTGGAGAACGGACTGTTGGAGAAGAAGTCGAGGGGAGTTTACAAGGTTACTGATCTAGGAGAGGTCTATATAACGGATAGAAAGAAAGCCCAACGAATTATTAGAGGCAAACGAGATTCTGTGCGTATCCAAAGAACCATAGAAAAACTAGATGAGATTAGAGAGGCAGTCCTCCTAGGCGAGATATGTGAAGGAGATGTTATAACCATAGAGATGTAGTCATGGATATAGATGAGATCAAAATCCATCTTGAGATGGTCGAAAGGGAACTCCACGATAAGTTAGTGAGAGCCGGAGATGAGCAACTAAACTATTTAGTATACAGTCTATCGGCTATCTCTAGGGAACTACAGAGACTTGCACAAGACTCTGGATTAAAGTAAATTGCATAATAATTAAATTCAATAACTATGGTAAAACACCAATTCAAAACCACGAACATCCGTGGTAAGGAATATGTTGAGGTAAATCAGCGTATCCTTTATTTCCGCACCGCACCTGAATACAGGGGGTGGTCTCTTGAAACCGAAATGATTCACTTGGACAATGATTCTTGTGTGATCAGAGCGGTCATCACGAACGACACAGGATCAGTCGTTGCTACTGGATTCGCCCAAGAGGATAGAACAAGTAGCCATATCAATAAGACTTCTTATGTAGAAAACTGTGAGACCTCGGCATGGGGTCGTGCATTGGCTAACCTAGGCATTGGTATTGAGTCATCTATCGCTTCAAGCAATGAGGTGTCAATGGCTATTGCTAAACAAGAGAATGCCCCAACTAGTGAGAGCGGGACATCGAAGAAGAATGTGTTTAAGGATGCCGTTGAATACATCAAAAAGTCTAAAGATAAAAGCGGAGCTTTCGATCGAATCATAGGTAAGTATGGCGACTCGTTTACCGAGAAGCAAAAAGAAGCCTTGCAAAAATTCGTGGGGTAATGAAGTTCGCTAATCAACTAGTAGACAAAGTGGGGAAGGAATACCTTTCCTACTCCTCTATTAAGTATGCCCTCCAAGACATGCGCCTATGGGAAATGTATATGGCGGGTGAACTAAAGAAGAAGTCACAAGCACTGTCCTTTGGATCAGTATACGATTGTCTTTTGTTCGAGCCTGAAAAGTACGATGAGCGGTTCGTTACTTTTGATGACCATGAAATCGTAGAGGAAATTGGAGGACTCAAGCCACGAACTACAATTAAGTATAAGAAGTGGAAGGAGGTTTTTGAGAAAGTAGCCAAATCTAAAAACCTAGAACTCGTAAGTGAAGATGACTTTGCTATGGCTATCGATATGATAAATAGGTTGGATGAGACTGGTCTCAAGGACTCGTATCTTACGGGTGAGGTGCAAGTTGAATTCAACTCTTTTATTGGTGAAATACCCATTCGTGGTTTCTTGGATGTAAAGGGTGATGGATTCATAACGGATAGTAAAAGTTGTAGATCAGTCAAGAGCTTTGGTCGAGACATATTCTCTTTTGGGTACGACATCCAAGCGTATATCTACACCTCGGTGTTTCCCGGTAATGATTACTATTGGGTTGCACAAGAGAAAACTTATCCCTATCTTCCAGCGTTGGTTCGGGCTACGCCTGAAACAATAGAGAGAGGAAAAGGTAAGTTCGAACTTGCTATCAATAGAATTATGAGTTACCTTGATAGTGATGTTTCAACCGAAACTTTCTTCGCAGAATTTGAAGTTTAATTTAAATCTATATTGTCATGTCAGAGAAAAAGTATGATTCAGACTTGATCGGGTTCGTTGATGAACCCAAGCGTGATGAGGGCGGACAGGTTCGCTCTTGGCGTATTTCCTTAAGTGCAACCCACCTTGAAGACTTGCAAAAGTACAAGACTGAAAAGGGGTATGTTTACCTAACACTGTTCTTTAGCCGTGCGGGTAAGCCGATGGCTAGTGTGTACAATCCTCATAGCGAGGCTACCAAAGAGTACACTAGCGAAAACAAGAAAGAAGCGGTGGCAGATGACCTACCATTCTGATCTTAAGGAAAAGATATTCCTTGTGATTGCTATGAGTTGGGGGTTGAAGGTCGAAGAACTTTCGACCCCCTTCTTTTATACATCCAAGGATGGAAAGCAAAATAGTTTTTGGATAGAGGTTCAAAATCATAGGGATTCGGAACTAGATATCAAGATGAAAAAGTCTAATGTAGACTACGCCATCATAGTGATACCGAATAAAAGAGGGGACAACCTTATACTCTTTAAATACGGGGAGCTCTACGATCTTCCTAACTACACCTTTGAAAGCCTCGCATCCAAGTTAATTTATAAAGAGAGGATTGATATTACTCATGAAGATAAATCAACTTGACTTGTTTAGTGGTATCGGTGGCTTCCACAAAGGATTTGAGAAAGCCGGGTACGAAGTAACAAGTTACTTTTCAGAGATAGATAAGTATGCCGTTGCGGTATACCAACACCAATTTAAATCATCAACTTATGTCGGATCAGTTACAGATTTTCACGGAGGAGACCTTCCAAGAATTGACCTCATCACTTTTGGAAGCCCATGTCAAGACTTTAGCCTTGCTGGGAAGCGACAAGGAATGGATGGGGAACGCTCAAGCCTTATCCTTGAAGCAATACGGCTTATCAAACAATGCAGACCACGAGTTTTTATTTGGGAAAATGTTAAAGGAACTTTCTCCTCAAACGCTGGGGCGGATTTTGCGGGAATCCTCCAAGCCTTTGCCGACATTGGGGGTTATGACTGCGAATGGCAGTTGCTCAACACTGCGTGGTTTTTACCCCAGAATCGTGAGAGAGTGTACCTTGTCGGATATCTTGCAGAAACCCGAAGAGATTGGCGAGGAGTATTTCCTCTCATCGAGTCAAGTGGCGAAGATGGAGAGGTGGAATGCACAGGAAGACCCGTTAGCAAAACGCTTACAGCAAGAGGTCAAGCCTCCCTCCACTCGGGAATGCAACTCGTAGAAATGCTAACGCCAAAGGTTAGTAATTACTCCCCTAGAGAAGTAGGGTTTAAACAGATCAGCCCAACACTCCTGGCTCGTGATTATAAAGACCCCAAGGTAGTAGGCTATAGCCGGGACAAGCATGGCGAGGTAGTCAACCGCACACTAAAGGATGAAGCGAATACTATTCACGGAAGTACGGGGAGCGGTGGTAACACTGATCAATTCGTTAAGTACGGAAGAATCCGTAGGCTTACACCAATAGAGTGTGAAAGGTTGCAAGGTTTCCCCGATAATCATACCTTGTATGGAGTATTCGATGGTGAGGTAAAAGAGATTAGCAAGACCCAACGATACAAGCAATGCGGTAATGCCGTGACAGTGGATGTCGTTCAAGCCATTGCTGAAAAAATAAAACCTTTATTCCAATGAAGACAGTCAACTCATTAAGTGGGGGTAAGACCTCATCGTATATCGCCGTGCATTACCCGGCGGACTACAATGTGTTTGCTCTCGTTCGTACTAGCGATAAGGAATGCATGTTCCCCGATCCAAAGGTTCGCCAATTAGTGAGCGACAAACTAGGGCAAGAATTCATTGGGACTTTAGAGCAAGATGAAATCATATACACCATACTCGATCTTGAGCAGTTCATTGGTCAAGAGATTCATTGGTTGACTGGACCCACCTTTGATGATGTGATTGTGCGTGGCGACAAAAAGACTGGAGGAGAATACTTATACCTTCCGAATGTAACTCAACGCTACTGTACTACGGAGCTCAAGGTAAACCCCATCAAGCAATGGTGCTATGAGAACATGGAACTGCCCGTAGATATGCGTATTGGATTTAGAGCCAATGAAGTGAAGCGAGCTAACTCTATGATTAATAGATACCGAGAGGATGGATACCAATGGGAAAAGTTTATCATAGGTAAGAGCAAGACCGGGTTAAGTAACCGATACAAAGAGATGCCTTATCGTGTATGCTCCTTCCCACTGATCCATGACAACATATACAAGGATCAGATAGAGGTGTATTGGGAAGACAAGCCTGTGCGTTTTGCCTATCTAAATAATTGTGTAGGTTGCTTCCATAGGAATGAGATGCTTTTGAAACACATGTCGCAGAAGTCACCGAACAAATTTGATTGGTTCGCACGACAAGAGAATGAGAAGGCTAGGTTTAAAAAGGGAACTCGTTATGAAGACATCAAGTCTTTCAAGACGCAGTTCCAATTGTTTGATGAGGATTTTAATGAATGTGATAGTGGATACTGTGGATTATAATTTAAAGGATGTGCCTTCTTATTATATAGGGAAGCACAAAGGAATAGAGGCAATGGATGTGGTGCTAGACTTTCAACAAGACAACTACAACCTAGGTACTGCCTTGACATATATCATGAGGGCGGGGAAGAAGCCTGGAAACCCAATGAGTCAAGACATTATCAAGGCAATCGTACATCTAAAGAGAGAACTAAATCACCAACTATATCTAGAACACCATGAAGGAAGTAACAATATACCAGAATATATATCAAAAGGATCAGCCGTTTCACAAGGATATTTCCGTAGCACTACAGCGGATACAACAAGGGAAGAGCAAGGAACTAATCGAGGAGATTCGCAAGACGGATGAGGGTAAGAAGAAGTCCGAACTAAAAAACCAACTACCATGTGTATTGTGGAGCGGTGTGTTTACTATACGCAAGGACAATGGATTGGTCGAGCATAGTGGATTTATATGTTTAGACTTCGATCATATTGATATCAAAAAAAACAAGGGGGTTATCGCCACCGATCAGCATGTCTATGCATGTTGGGTGTCTCCAAGTGGAGACGGAATCAAAGCACTTGTTCCAGTCACAAATCCCGAAAGACATCGTGACCATTTCAATGCGCTCGAAAAGTATTTCGATAAGACCTATGGGTTGGAGGTAGACCCAACAGGCAAGAACGAATCAAGGGCGTGTTACGAAAGTTATGACCCGGACCTAATCGTTAACGATGATGTCAAAAAATTCGGAAGTTTCTACACGGATGAGGCACTCAAAGAAAAGAAGAACGAGAAGCCCATTGAAAGAAAACCTATAACGGACTATGTAAAGTT